TGAGCGTGACTTGCTCGGCGCCGACGACAGCTACGCCGCCGCCGGAGCCGCACGTCATGGAGCCGCACGGCCCCGAGCCGCATGCGCCCGAGCCGCTGCCCGTGCCCTCAAGAGTAGGCGTGCCGCCCGGCACGACGGGCGGTGTGGGAGGCGTGTCGAACTGAAACTGGAAGTCAGTCATGCGACGTTCCCGGCTGCGTCCACAGCCTTGACGCGAAGGAAGGGCCCAGGGTTGGTTAGCGGCCAGCCGCCATCGCGCTGCACCACGAACGTCCACCGCCCATCCATGCCGACCACGGGGCCCGTGCTGCTGCCATAGAAGGCGCGGAACTGTTGGCCGTCGTAAACAGGCTCTTCGAGCCCTGGCAGGTAGCAATTGATCATGGCGAACTTCACGGCGCTCGCCGCATCGCCTACCACCACTTGGATCGCGGTGCCCTGGTTGATCGGGGTCATCACCACGGGCAGCGTCGAGACCGTCGGCGGGGTCGTGTCTGGTGGCGGCAGCGGCGGCGCGCCGATACGCACGAACTGCACGCCTACGAGATAGGTCAAGGTCGTGTTCGATAGGCCGTCGTTGATCCCGAAGAAAAGCCCCGGGTTCGATCGAGCGCCGACCGCGGCCGCGTTGCCCACCGTCAGCACGCCCGGCTTGGCGGTGAGGTCGCTCGCCGGCATCCCGCTCGAAGTGCGCTGCTCGCTGGTGGCGATGTCGTAGCCGGCGCAAAAGCCGTTGTAGACGCCCGCAACCCACTGCACGTTGGTGATCAGCCCCGCTGCGCTCGCCCCGACCGCCAAGGACGCCGCGCCCAGCTTGAAGCTCATGGAGCTTGAGGCGGACCCTGATCCCGACGGGCCCGTCATATAGTCCTTTGCCCGCTGCGCAGCGCGCAGCCCTACGCCGTCGTTTGTCGTGTCGACGATCCCAACCAGCGGATCAACGACGTTGCCTGGCATGTTGAAGCGCGCGCGCACGAGCATCGGGATCGCCGCGTCGTAGCCAGGCACTTGCGAGAAAGGCAGAAACCAGTGCGGAAAGTTGAGGTCGCCGTTACTGCCGATGATCGCGCTACCAGGCCCAGACGTGCGGCGGATCGAGAGCCCGGACCCGTTCACGAGGTTGCGTGTGTAGACCTGGCTGCTCACCGAAAGGCTGCCTTTGGCGTACCACGTGAGCCCATCGATCGTGTACGCGCCGCTCGCCGTGCAGGTCTGGTTAGCCTGCGCCGACAGATCGACCGTGTAGAGGACCGTGCTCACGGTGTGTTACGCGCCTCCGCCCGCGTAGGCCGCCACGATGTGCCACGTGTCGACGCCATCGCTTTGGAAGATCGTGGACTGGCCGACCGCCGAAAACACGTAGGTCGCTGAGCCTGCGATGGTGTCGCCGCCCGTTGCGGCCACGATCGGCGTGCCGCTTGTGGAGAGCGCCGCCACCTGGCCGTTGGCGGAAGCCGCGGCAGAGGGCAGCGAGATCGTGTGCCCGCCGTTCATCAGCACGTGTTGGCCGTACGAGGCTACGTAGTTGGCGCTCTTCTCATCGGTGAATGCGAGCCCGCCACCACCGCCATTGAACCGGAAGATCAACGTAGCGAACTCGAGCCACCAAGAGACGGTGCGGCCGTCCACCCAAGGCCCCGACGCCTCGGCCTGGTTGAAGTCGGTGCGCGCGACCTCGGTGGGCCCGTTCTTGAACAGGGCTGCATCCGGCACGCCCTTTTCGTTCGGCGCGGGAATGCGGATCGCTGTCGGGCTCTGCTTCACCGCCCAGACCTTGATCGAACGATCTTCGCCCGGCGTGCCCTCATCGGTGATGAGCTCGATCAGCCAAGAGCCATACACGCCCGGGTCAGGCGAGAAGCTGTACGCGCCGATCCCGTCGGGCTGCAAGCTCGCGACGCTGGTGGTGTCGGGAGTTGGCAAGAGCCCCACCCAGACGAAGCGAAAGCGGAATGTATCGACGTGATCGAGGCTGGTGAGCGTCACCAGCGAACCGTCAGCGAGCCCGTCGTCTCGTGCCATTCCGGCCACGCCCGCCGGCGTGCCCACCTGGTCGATCTGCATGATCGCGCTCATCCGGTCCCCCTACTCACCTTTGATCTTAGTCGACAGGGCTTGGCCCTCGACCAAGGTAGCCTTGAACGTCGAGATCGCCGATCGCCAAGTCGCGAGCGACGGCGTCAGCGCATCGAAGAACGCTTTGAGCGGCGCGAGCGGCCCGATGCAGGCAGAGCTCGCCGCCGTGCTCGCAATCTGCACCGTGTTCGCCATGGTGTCGGTGCTGTCGAGGAAGGTCTTCAGCGCGGTCGTGAAGTCGTTCCCACGCACGAAAGCCTGCGTCGGCTCGGCCTCGACCAGCTTGATCACGGGCGCCACCAGGCGCACGGCCTTGAGCTCGATATTTGCCTCATGATCGGGTGCGCCCAGCAGGAAACTCGAGCCGAACACGTTCGCGACAGACTGCCCGGCCACTGTCGTCGCCGGCTTCGTTTCTGGGCCGATCGCCACCGCCACAATCTGCGGGTCGACGTTTAGATCGCCCTCGGGGATGGTCACCACCACCACCGCGCCCACCTTCAGGGGCGCGCTCTGGATCATGCCGGCCCATCCAAAGCTTGGGCACACCGAGCACGGCACGTCGGTTTCGCCGGCCAACGGGCCGCCCACGATGTCGACCGCGGCTAGCATGCCGCTCTCGGCATCGAAGGCAACATCGGTCACCTTCGCAAAGCAAACCCACACACGTGGATCAGAGCCGGGCCCGCTCGCTGTCTGCTTGAGCCGGTTCGGGTCGATGCCTTTGAGGGGGCGTTGCCGTCGCACGGGGCGAGGTTACTGCGAAAAGGGCGCGCCCGGATCTGATTGCAGCTGCTCTTGGGTCTGGGCCGAGAAGCGTTCGTCGGCCGCCTGGGAGGCGCTGGCCGGCTGCTGGCTCATGTTTGCGGCCGCCTGGGCGTCTGCAGTGCGCCGGGCCGCTGACTTGGCCGCCAGGCGCTTCGAGGCGGGCCCGCTCTGCCCCTGGGTGCGCGCGTTCGCCTCGGGACTCGGCCCCGCCTTGATGTCGTCCGCACGCGTCGCGTCGTCGCGCACCACCACGTAATTTTGGAAGTCCACGTCGATGCTCAGCCCCTCTTCGTGGTCGAAGGCGAGCCGCACTCCCTGCACGCGGAACACGGTCTGCTGGTTGGTGGTGTCGAGCAACGCGGCATACGTCACCGCGACGTTCCGCTTGAAGCCCGCCGCGATCAGGCGCTGGACGCGATCCGAAGCGCTCATGCCCTGAAGCTCGGTCACACGGTCCGCCAACACGCCCTGTTTGCGCGCGTCGATCAGGATGCGGATCGGCTTGCCCGCCTTCAGATCGAGTAGGTCGGCATTGAGGAAGTCCACGCCGAACGAGCTCGGATCGGCGGTTGTAAACGACCCTTCGAGCTCCTGACGTGCCGTTTCTTCGTAGATGCCGCGCGCGATCGAGCGCAGGCGCTCGAAGTCGGCCACGTTCGAGACCACCATCACGTGAATGGGGTTGTCGGGGTTCGAGCCGCTCGGGGTCACGCGCGCGGCGCGATCAGGGGTCTTCGGGAAGTCGTTCAGGCCAATGATCGCGGTCTCATAGCCAGGGCTCGCAGGGTAGCGCGCGGCGTAGGTCAGTTGCTTGTCTTGCTGGTAGCAGCGCACCTCGACGGTGGGATTCTTGAAGCCCGTCAGGTTTCGCGAGAACTTCAGCCGCTCGATGTTGCGCCCCCACACCATGGCGGGCGCGGACGGGTCTTTCCCGTAGAGCGTGCGCGCGTAGGTGATGTGGAGCCCGTAAGCCTCGACCACCGGGATCACGCCGCACGCAATGCAGACGTCGGTGATGTAGTCCCAGACGTTCCCCTTCTCGCCCACCCGCTGGAAGCGCTTGTGGCCTTTCTTCCCCACGAGCTTTTTCTTGCGCGCCGCGGCGTTCGACGGGATAGGGCCGTCCTCGCCATCGCCGAAGCGCACGGGGATCCCGCGCAGCGCCGGAAAGCTGTTGAGTAGCCCCTGGATCCCCATCTCGATCGGGGCGCCCATGTCGAGCTCGGCTTCCTTGGGCAGCGGCGTGTCGCGGATCAACGACATGGCATCCTCGGCCCGCCCCTGGACAAAGGCGCCATCGTCACCGAACTCGATATTCCATTCGGTGATGAAGCCAAAGAACCGTGTCTGCGCCTGGAAGCCGTCCGGGTCTTCGACAACGCTCAGGCGCGAGCCGTCGTCGCGCGTGATCCCGTGCATGCCCGCGTCGAAGTCGAGCGGCTCGACCACGCCCATGGTGAGCTCGATCGCCGCCGAGCGCATGAAGTTCGGGTGAAAGGGCGCCTCGTAGTAGTTGAGCGTGAAGCTCGCCTTATCGAGCGTGCGGAAGCCCGCGCGCTGCACCTCTGCGCGCAGCACCGGGATCCCACCGATCGTGGTGAGCGATAGCTGGTCGGGCGCGGGTCCGTGCACCGCCTCGGGCGTTTTCTCGAGCCCAGCTGAGAGCCGCTGCGCCGACTTGAGCGACGCGCGCGCCTTGCCGATCTCGGTATCGAGCTCGGTTGAGCTCTGGGCGGCCTGCTGCTGCATCTTGACCAGCGTGGCGAGCTCGCGCCGACGCTTGTTCACCACCGCGCTGGCGTTCGACTCCTTCGTGTTCGAAGAGAGCATCACGCCGCTTTTGCGTGCCGTCGAGAGCGGCTGAAGCTCACGAAGCAGCGCGGCTGTGGAGCCGCCTTCGTCAAGGCGGATAGCGAGGCGTAGCGAGGCGCTTGGGCGGTAGCTGGGCATCAGTCCTCAACCAGGCTGGGCAAGAGCTCTTTGCGGCGGATCCGTTCCGAGATGATGCGGCAGATCATGCGCGTGCTCACGTCCTGTGCGGCCAGCGCGCGGTGTGCTTGCTCGAGCTCGCGCACCTCACGACTGCCCTTCTGGAAGTGCGGATCGCAGAACGACCAGCCGAGAAACACAGCGTTCCATGTGATCAGCGTGACGTAGGCTGCCCTGGCGCCGCACACGTCGCAGGTGTCGCTGACCTTGAGCATGCTCAGGTCACGCCGGTAAGACCGGGCGCAGGGGGGATGATCACCTGCGTGCCAGGCGGTATCGATGAGCTGTCGAACCCGTTCGCGTCGGCGATCAATTGCCATGCGTCCGCGTTGCCATATTCCTGTTGGGCCAGCACGCGCAGGCTGCCGCTGCCGTCCATCGTGACGATACGCAACGCGTCTGGCTCGGCGCGCGACTCAAGGCTTTGCGCCGCCTGGTTGACGCTGTCGCGCAAGATGCCGGCGAACGTGCCCACGTCACGCTTGAAGGCTTCCATCGTGAAGATCCCGGCGACGCCATCGTCGGTCATCGCCACCGTGTAGCCGTTCTCGAGCACCTCGGTCAGCAGCTGGCCCACCAGGAATGCGACGCTTGTGGCCGCCCCGCGGATGCCCTGCACCACGCGTGTCGGGAGCGTGATCGCATTGGCCAGCACGCGGCACTTCGTGAGCACGTCGTCGACCTGCGTCTGGATCTGGTCGATCAGCGAGAAGATGCGCGCCTCGTAGCTCAGGATCGTATCGATCGGGTCGAACGCCACCAGGTCGGAAAGCTGGCTCATGGCGCTCTCGATCTTGTTCGGGTCGAGCGTCTGCAGCGTGGTCTGCTCGGGGGGCTGCGTGCCGTCGCTGTGCCACTCGAACTCGAGCGACCAAGGCTGGTCTTCAGTGCGATCGGGGCTGGGCGTGAACCTCTTCACGATCCCGAAGCGCCGGAACATCGACCACTGCACTTCGAGATCTGAGCCGGAAAGGATCAGCTCGTTGATGATCCCCACCATCGCCTCGGCCGTCGTGGGCTGAGGAAAGCCGCGCACGGTCACGGCGGCCTGCCCGGTAGACGGGTCGGGCTGCAAGTACTTGTCCCGCCATATGCCGGTGAACGTGGTGGGATCGAACGTCGGGCCAAAGAGCTGCTGCGTGCCGATCGGATTGCCCGTGTAGTAGGTGACGCGCGAGCGTTGCGAGATCCCAAACTCAGGCCCACGGAAGGGCAGCGCGCGGCCGCGCAGCACCACCTGCCGCTTTTGCCCGGTGAGCTCGGTGATGATCACGGGCGCGCCTTCGTTGGGCACGTATGGACTCAGGCCGCCCGGTGGGCTGATGACTTCTCGGAATGCGCTCGCGATCGTCAAGGGACCTCCTACCGCGTGAAGTCAGGCACGAGCGCCGAAGCGATTCGCTTGCTCGCGCCCTCGTTGATGGCCTCGACCGTCTGATCCCATACCCGGTCCGGGTCGGCATCGCGGAAGTCTTGCTTGACCTCGATCTTCGAGCCGCGGAAGTCGTTGATCGTGGTCTTCTTGGCCTTACCCTTGTTGCTCTCTTCGGCCATGTTGAGGATGCTTTCATCCTCGCCCTTCTGCTTCGAGAACTTGGCGAAGTTGGCGCCGAACGCGTCCATGAAGCCATCAAAGAAGCCCGCGCTGGATTCCTCGCCCTTCTCTTTGGGCTTGTTCACGCCGTAGCCGATGTCGAGCACGCCGCCGAAGAACTTGGCGATCCCGGCGAACGTCTTGCCGATCACATCGGACAGCCACTCGAGCCCCTTGCCGAGGTACTCGAAGATCAGCACCCAGCCGCCGATGATGAACCGGAACGCCGGCCACAGAAGCCGCGCGAAGGACAGCACGATCCCGAGCACGCTCGTAAAGGCGATCAGCAGGATGCCGCCCACCACCTTCGCCAGCGGCCAGATCACGCTCAGGATCGACTTGAGCAGCGTCCAGAGCGTGCCGAAAATGTCTTGGATGAACATCCCCACGGGCGCCGCGAAGATCAGCACCGCGTCCCACTGATCCACGATCACGCCGATCGCACCGGCCAGGATGGTGAGCGGCAGGATCACCGCCTGGAAGCCCGCGCCGATCGCGAACAGGTCTTTGACGACCTCGGCAATGGGCGCCAGGGCGGCGCCCAGCTTCGCATTGATCGCGCCCATGCCCGCGCCCGCGAGCGAGCCGCCCACGGCGGCAGAGCCCACCTTGTTGACCAGGTATGCCGCGCCGACCGCCTTGGCCGTGGGCGCGAACTTTTGCGCCTTGCCCAGCGCGAAGCCGCCCCACGATTTCATTTCGTTCCAGGTGCGCTGCATGCGCTCAGCGATCTCTTCCCAGTGCGTGAGGAAGTACTCCGTCGCGTTGCCGATCGCCTGGTACATCGGCTCGAGCCACGCGCCCACCATGTCGCCGGCGGTCGTGAGCAGCGCGAGGATCCGCTCTTGGTTCTTCTGGAAGATGCCCACCATGCGCACGAGCATCTTGCGGAAGCCTTCGAGCGGACCCGCCATGAAGTTCGAGCGGAAGCGCTGCATGAAGTCGACGAACGAGCTCGTGATACCGGGTAGCGTCTTCTCAAAGGCGGCCGCGGCAGGCGCAAAGCCCTGCAGCGCCTCCTTCATCCGCTCGATCCGCTTCTCGGGTAGAAGCGCGTTCCAGGCCTTGGCGTCCTCTTTGATGCGCCCGGTGGCGCGCAGCATGCGGAAGAGCAGCACGTCTGTGCCGGCGGCCCCCGTCGTCATTTGGTTGATGTCGCGCGCGGCTTGCTTGAAGTCGACGCCGAGCACCGAGGCCGCCGCCACCGTGTCGTTGGTCACCTGGCGGATGCCGCTCAGCTTCTCGCCCGCGCCCGCGAGCGGGCCCACGATGCTCGAGTAAATGCCGAACATCTCTTGCGACGTCGCCACACTCTTGAGGGCGTCGTCTTGCAGCTGGCGGAAGATGGCGCCGCCCAGGATGCCGGCTTTGTTCATGCGCTCGGCGCCGTCAGAGATCCCCTGATACATGGGCTGCGTCGCCGCGAGCACGGCGGCGAGACTGGTCTTCTGCGTGTCGAGCGCGGTGGCGTATTCGAACGACGCGCCGACCAGCCCACGGATCCCACTCGTCAGCGTGCGCACGCCCAGGTAGGCGCCAGCAAAGCCGAGCGTACCCTTCAGGAGAGCGCTGATTCCGCTTCCTGCGACGTGCGCCTGCTTCTGGACGCCGAGCAGGCCCCGTACAAGGCCCCCCACGCCCTGGGAGGCGGTGAGGGCCTTGACGTCGATCTTGGCCTCTACGTCGTATGTTTCGTCGGCCACAGAGAGGTCACCTCACGTCGGGGTCTTGTTCTCTTCGGCCACGATATCACTGAGCGCTCGGTGAAACCGCCGCATGAAGCGCATATCCCAGTCCATCGACTCTTCCGGCGAGGTGTTGCCGTAGCGCGCTACATACGCCACGCGAGCAAAGAGCGCGTCCTCCCAGCGGCTACAGATCCACTTGTCCTTGGCCATCTGGCAGAAGAAGCCGAAGTAAATCCCGAGCCGGTCCGCCTGCGTCAGATTAGGACGGCGGACTCTTCGAATTTTTTTGTCGCTTCCTCGCCGGGATTGTTCATCTCTTTCCACTTGAGCATGACCAGGTTTCGCCCGGTGAACCCGAGCGCGTCCCAGAGCGCATCACGCGACAGATCCATGTCGCTGAGCGGCTCGCCGTTCAGGCTCACCAGGCAGGCCTTTACGAGCTCGAACCCGAGCCGGATGCCATCACCCTCGGCACGCGAGATCGCCGCGTACTCGTCGGAACTCGAAGGTGACGTGAGGATCAGCGTGAAAGGCTCGTCGAAAATGCCATTCTCGCAAATCTCGGGGGCGATCGTGAGCTTGAAGCGGCGCCGGCGGATCTTGCCGCCCTGGCCTCCCTGATCCGTGGTCGTGCGCGCGAGCAGGCGCGCGATGGCGCCCCCAGTCGGTTTGGCAGGCGCTTCCTTGAGCATGTCCTGAATGGGCTCGATGGGTTCCATGTGATTTGTCCTTCGTGTGGGCGAGACGTGAAAACGCCTCGGCCCGGTGGTTATACCGGAGCCGAGGCGTTTTCGTGTCGCGCGCGGAAGACCCTTAGGGGGTCAGAGCTTTCGGAAGGTCGAGCCGTTGGCGGTGAACTTCATATCGCCGTACTGGTCTCGCTTGCCGAAGTTGGCGCCCATCTCGCCAAACTTCAGGCCCGGGAAGGCCATGCGGCGGCGCTCACCGTTGGGAAACTGAAGCGCGGACACAGCGTTGATGGACGCCGAAGCCGCGGTGCGGCGCTGCGCGCGGTCGACTACCGCTGTCACGAAATCGAACGTCTTGGCGCTCGACATGTCGATCGTGAACTCGAGCTTCACGCCGCGGAAAATCTCATCGAACTGGTCAGCGACCTGGCCGAGGTAGCCTTCCTGGATGATGTCCAGCATGAAAGTGAACGTGTGATCCTTGATGTGGTCGAAGTACGTCACGAGCCCGCTCGGAAGCGTGAGGCTCAGCCGCACTTCTTGACCTTTGATCGGCAAATCCATGGTGCTGGCTCCTTAGGCGGCTTCTGACTCGGTGACAGTGATCACGCCCTCACCGATCTCGGTGCGAACTTCGATAGCGTCCATGCTCGACAAGGTGCGCACCTTGAAGACCATCACGAAGATCCCGAGCGCTTCGAGCGCGTCAGAGTTGGCGTCGAGGCTTCCCGTGTAGCTCGCGATCCGCTGGCGCTCGGGGTCGTCGGTGCTCAGGAGCCCGGACAAAAAGCCGTCGGAGCTCACGTAGCAGGCGTCGCGCCGAGAATCGGTCATGAGCTTTTTCACGAACGGCACGAGCCCGCGCGCCAAGCTGTCTTGGATGAAGTCGGCCATCTTGCGGCGCGCCTGCGTCTTGCGGCCGTTGATCGAGCTGGTCGTGACGCCGCTCTGGAAGACCATGCCCGCCGTGCGGTCGAGCCGCGGCGCGCAGATCCCCGAGGCCTTCAGGTCGGCGTAGTCGGTCGCCGTAAGCACGGTGCCGCCGGCCAAGGTTTCGATGGCGAAAAAGTTCGTCAGCAGCTGGGTTGCCTGACCCGCGTTCTCTTCGGGCGGCAAGAGCGCCGAGACCTTCGCCAGGCCCGCATGGGCGCGCAGCGTCACGATCCCGGAGTCGTTGAAGCCGAGGCCGCCAGAGACGCCGCGTGCCTGGATCTCGGGGATCACCACCTGCCAGCCGGGCCAGGTGTACCAGACACGATCAGAGCGCAGCAGCGCGGCGTCGACCTTGGCCTGCGCCTTGGTCAGCCCGAGCGCGCCAGAGCGCAAGAACTTGCGCCCCGCCGAGCCCGTATTGCTCGCGTCCTCTGCGTTGTCGGAGGCGTAGGTGTCGATCGCGATCGAGCGGCGTGCGCTGTACAGGTAGTTGATGTCGATCGCTTCGTTCGTGGTGTCCTTGGTCTTGTCGAGCGCCGCCGTGTAGCGCGCGTCGAGCTGACCTTCGGTGAGTGCAGCCGTGAGCGCCGCCGGGTTCGTGGCGCTCATCGTCGCAAAGCTCGGCTGATCGATCAGCACGTTGACGGCGTTCGCGCTCTGACCGACCGCGGTCCCGTCGTCGTACGCAGGGCGCACCTTGATCGAAAAGGGGCCGATGTTCGGCGCCGCGTTCGTGCCGGCCGCCACCGTGGTGGTGACCATCGTCACGAACTCGACCGCGCCAGACGTGCGGATGCGCGTGCCGGCCTTGATCGTGCCGCCGGCGTTCTCGCCCGCCTTGACGGTGGTCGCCGTGATCGTGATCCCGAGCGCCGTGGCCATCGCGCTCGCTGCGATCAGGATGGTGCCGGCGCCCGCGGTGCTGTCGTAGATGGACAGAAGCCCAGACGCGTCCACCAGCGCCTTGCCGTTGATCGAGGCGAGGCCCGCGGTGCCGTTGATGATCGTGGCCACCTCGGCCGCGGTCACCACCTGAAGATTGGCGACGTTGCCAGTGCCCGCCGTCGTGCCACCCGTCAGCTGCAAAACCGCCAGGACACCCGCGGTGCCATCGGCAAGCGTCAGGCTTCCGCCCGTGCCCTTCTGCAGACCCTTGATGGTGATCACGTTGGCAGCCTGCGTGGCGACGACGGCGCCGACCGCCGCATTGATGCGCGACACGACTGCGGCCGCCGTCTGATCGGAAGCTGCGAAGGTGACGACGATCATGGGCAGCGCGTCGATCGTGACGTTGAGCTTCTCGCCCCCGAGGAAGCCGGTACTGACGACCGCGCCGCCGCCCACCCGCTGCGCCTCGGCCGCGGCAATCGCCGTCGAAGCCGTCGGGCCGCCCGTGCTGGTGGTCAGCGTGATTTGCTGGCCGACGATCAGGTTGTAGGGGCCCTTGGTTCCCTTGATGACCGCGAGCGGCGAGAAAGCGACCTCGCCGACGCTCGAGTCCACGCGTACGACCAGGAAGCGCGGCGCGCGAATGAACTTCGTGTAGAGGAAGCCGTTCCCGTTCCACACCTCGCCGTTGCGCTGGCGCGCGCACGGGTTGTTGCCGGTGATCCCGGCGTAGGTGTAACCGAGGGTTCCGAACTGGCGCGTGATGTCGCCGCCCTCGACCTCGGTGAGCACGCCGATCGGTCCGTCATCGAGCTCGCCCACCATGCAGACGACCCCGGTACCGATGCCCGTAATACTGGCGCTCGGATCGAGATCTTCGACATACACGCCCTCAAGGGCGGTCATCTCTTCGATGGTGAAAACACGACGCGCGCGGAAAATGTAACCAGCCATGCTCAACCCCCAACGGGTTCCACGGCTTCGCGCGATTCGGACAGTAGCACGGGGCGCGCCGCCCCTGTCTAGGCCTAGCCCTGCGAGCTCGTGAGGGTGTGGACTGCGCGCGGCCAGAAGTGCCGCCCCGCCCTCATCTCGAGCATGGGCGCGTCCCACGTCACGAGCGCGCGCAGCTCCCATTCATTCGTATAGGCCTTGGCCGGGATGTTGACGCGCTGCGCTGGCTGCTTGAGCGTGAAGCGCCCTGTCGCGCAGGCATAGATCTCGGGCAGGCGCAGCAGCACCCCGCGCACCTCACGCGGATTGAAGATCCACGAGAGCGCCGTCGCCATGGCGTCGCGCAGGGGCTTCGAGTCGGCCCAGAAGCTGACCTGAAACACACCCTGGGCGTCCCCGAGATTCCAAATTACCGTGCCGCGCGCTTCGTCCCACGTATCTTCGAGCGCGTGCGGCAGAGCCTCGCTGAGGGCCGCGTCCGAACGCGGGAAGATGGACGCCGACGGGTAGAGCAGCTTCTGTTGGGCGGTGGGGTAGTCGTCGAGCACGTCCAGCAGGGTGACTTCCCGATTTCGCGGCCGATCCTGTGCCGGGTCAGCCGGCTCGCCGCCCCAGACCGAGAACGTCTGACAGCGCAGATAGGCTTCGAGCGCCATCGCGCACGCTTTCTCGGCGTCGATCTGCACGCTGAGGCTATCGATGTGCGGCGCGGCCGCGTCCCCTTCCTTGCCGATCACGACGTCACCAGTAGCCATGCGAGCTAGCGTGACCCGCGCGCGCGCTCGGCCGCCATCTTTTTGAGCGACTTACGGATCTCACTATCGAGCACGCGGTTTTTCTTCCAGCGGCGCAGCGCGCGCGAAAAGTAGCGCTTGGGCGCGATCCCATGCTGCTGGATGCTGCGCCGCACCGCCCACGCCATCGCTACGGGGTCGGTGGCGCCCTTGCGCGTGGCCCAGGCGATCAAGGGCTCGATCGGGGGCGTAAACGGCCGCGTGCCGCCTTCCATCATGGCCGCGTAGGGCGCGCCCATCGTCACGAAGGCGCCCGTCTTCAGATAGATCACGCCGACGCTGTTGCGCATGATTCCGCGGTCAACGACGGGGTAAGGCTCGTTTTCCGAGATCTCTTCGACCACGTAACCCTTGAGGCGCTCGGCGGCGCGCCGGCTCGCAATGACCGCGGCGTGCTGAAGGTCGGCCGGCAGGCGCTGCACGAGCCCCACGAACTGCGAGATCGTGACCTTGCGCCGCTGCCCCATAGCTAGACGGTATGCGTGCCTTCGACGCCTCGTGCCTCGCGCGCGCGCGTACGGTCGTGCAGCCGGCGCAGCGCGGCCTCGGTGCACTCAAGCGCCTCGGCATTCTCCTGGCACGCGTAGGGGCTGCTCTGGAAGCCGCGCAGGCGGTCCGCCACGATGGCGAGCAGCACTTCATTCGTGATGCCGTTGACGCCCACTTCCTTGATTGGCCCGTTCTGGAAGCAGATCAGCGTGCAGACCAGCGACGGGGTGCCTTCGGGGGCATCGGGGGGCGCGATCGAACCCGGTGGGCCTTGATACAGGATCGTGTAGACGTGGCTCGCGTTCCCGTTCTTGGGGTTGCGCTCGTCAGCCTCGATCGTGATCTCATGGTTCGCTGCGTTGATTTGGTGCTCGGTGATCTCTGGCATGGCGTGTCCTTCGCTTCGCTGGGGATTCAGCGTTGGCCAGGGTACATCACCGCACCCGATCGATCCCGCCCCTGCGCGAGCTCGGTCAGCGTCACCTTCCAGTCGAACTGTTCGGGGCGCCGCACGGGCATGTCCTCGACCACGAACGGGCGCCGATCAGTCTTGCCGTCGCGCGCGTCGACAAACACTTCGATGAAGCCCTCTTCATTGGGAGGCAGCGGACGCCGGTGGAAGAGGTCGAGGATCTCATCCTCCGTCAGCTGAGGGTTGAGCTCGGTCAGCACCACCACGCCGCGCTCGACGTAGCCGCCGTCGCGCAGCTGGCGCTGCACCTTGGGCTCGACCTTCGGCCGTGGCAGAAACTCGCGCTCCCAGACGCGCGTCACGTCGCCGCGCCCCGCCTGGTTGCCGTTCCAGCGCAGGCGCACCGAGAGCACGCGATAGGGACGCATTCCCAACGTCGTGTTGAGCTCGCGCGCGCTGTTCACCGTGCTCGCAAGCTGCTCGGCCAGCGAGCACGGGCCCGGGTCGACTACGACCGGCACAGCGGGAAGCAAGAGCCGCGGATTTCCGCTGTTATCCACAGCATGCCCCCTAGGTGTTGGTAACGCGCATGCCGCCGTTGAAGGTCTGGCTATTCGGGTTCGGGAACACGCCCAGATCATCGGCGAGGATGCTGATCAAACGCCGACGCTCGGCCAGCAGCTTCGTGCGCCCGAGGCGCGCGTCGAAGGTAATGCCGCCCGTGCTGGTGACGCCGCCCCGCTTGTTGTCGGAGCGGATCAGGCACTCGACCTCATCCAAGTCGCACAGGTCTCGGCGCACCTGGTTACGCCCATCGGGGCTCAGACGCTTGAAGGCATCCTCGGTCACGTAGAGCGGCTGAATGGCCGCCGGGTAGCCGAAGGCAATCGCGGGCGCGAGCGCAAACCAGCGCGGGTAGCCTAGGAAGTGCAAGATCTTGGTCTTTTCCTCTTCGGAAAAGCCTCCGACGCTCAGCGCTTTCGCGAGTGCGGTCTCTTCTTGCTCGAGCGATGCATCCGCCACGTCAGGCAGCCTATCACGGCAGGATGAGCTCGGGAGCCTCGCAAGGTTCCAACTGCACCCCCTGCTTCTGCAAGTGCTCGGGGTCGTAGCTGCGATTCGTGAGGATCTGCCCCGCCTTGAGCGTGGTCAAAAATCCGTCGCTCATGAAGCGCACCTCGCGCACCACGCGGTAATGACGCAGGTCGGGTTCATCGCGCTTGATGGGCTCGAGCGGGCGATTCTGCTCGTTCACCACCGACACAGGGGCGGACACCGGGAGCACTTCGGGCTGTTTGATGTCGAAGTCTTCGGGGTTCACGGGCTCGGCCGGGGGTTGCTCGGCGCGTGCGTTCGGGTCCACGGCGGGCTCGTCGGCGCGCGCGCGCAGCTTGGCCAGCACATCGAGGGCCTCGGCCTCGCTCTGTGGGTTCGCTTCCTTGAGCGCAAGCGCCTCTTCCGTGGTCAACACGGGGGCGGCATCGGGCGCGAACTGGCCGCCCGATGGATCCGTCTGGGATCCCTCGGCTCCGAAAGGGATCCGATCGGGATCCGTTTCGAGGGCGGTCACGAGCGGATCGGGAGCGCTCGCCGCGGGCTCTGCCGGCGCTTGCTCAGGTTCGGGCTCGGGCGCCTCGGCTTCCTCGGCGTCTGAGCCCTCTTCGGACTCGCCCTCGGCTTCCTCGGCGTGCGGTTCGGTGGGGTCGCCAACGGCGACCGTGCTCGACTGCTTTGGCTTCTTTTTGCTCATGCCGCGCACCATACCGCTGGGCCGCATGAAAAAAAACCGGCCAGGGTCCCCCCCGGTCTTCCGCGCGAAGCCATTACGGGTAAGACCCTGGCCGTGCCAGCGGTGACGGGCGCGTCACGAGAGCGAAGGACATCCCCCCCGCTTCGCGCACGCCACCGCGTGCGCCTTGGGTTAGCCCGCGTGCTCGATAACCAGCGCGCGCTTGAACATCGCGCCGTTGCCGGAAAGCAAGTCCGTGGGCACCGCGAATCCGCCCGACCACGACCACGCGTGATCGACGATCTGCTGCAGCACATCGAGCGGCGCGCGGATGGTGTACCGAATGCGATCGGTCAGCACCGTCACGCCGTTGTTCGTCACCTGGAAGTTGCCCACCTTGCCCATGATCCCTGCCTCGGTGATGTAGTCGGACTCGGGGATGTAGTGCTCGTAGATCGAGCCACCACCCGTGATGATCGTGCGGCCGATCGGCGTGCCGCCGTCGTTGATGACTTCCGCGCCGATGTACGGGGCCGCGCGCGCGCTGCCCGAGGGCTCAGCGAACAGGGTCCCGACGTTGAACTGATTCGGGCACTCCGTGTTGCTGTAGAAGTAGCAAGCGAAGTTGGCGCCGATGGCCATCGACCGGTAGGGCATCGCGTCCGGGATCGATTGGTAGATGCGCTGCCATGCGTTGTCCTGCATGAGCTGCGCCTCACCCGCTTGCGGGATATGCACGTGATACATGCCGTCCGCGTGCGGGGGCACGTTCTGCGAGCGCAGCAGCGCCACCGCCTGGGTGATGTCGTTGAGCGTGAGCAGCGAAGTGCCCGAGAGCGCGTCCACCGTCGCCACGTTGCCGGCGCGCAGGATGCGCGCGCGCTGAAGTGCGCGCACGCGCGAGCGCGCCGCCAAGTTGGCGCCCAGGTTCGCAGACAGGGTCAGCGTGCCGGGGCCGTTCGGGAAGTCGGTGTTGTCGGGAGTCGCCGCCACCACGTTGGCCGCGATATTGGTGTTTCCGAGCTCGACCGCGATGGGGGCCGCGGGCGAGACGGGCACCAGCTGGCCGAGCAGCACGCGCTGCCGGAAGCCGTTGATGCTCGCGACCCGGATCGCTGCCGTGCCGCTGCTGGCCAGCACCATCGACATGGTGTCGCCAGACAGATAGGCGGTGAAGAGCTCGTTCCGCGTGACGCGGTTCATGGTGTCGCCCGCGAGCTCGCCCAGCTTCTGGGTGTCCTGCGAGAACTTGCTGGCGATCTGCACGCGGCTCTGCGGCATGTAGGTCTGCATGCCGTCGCCGCGCTGCACGGCCTCGACGCGCCATTGCTCCGTGCCGTAGGTGCGTACCGTCGGGTCCTGGCCGGGCGTGAGCGGCGTCATGTTGGGTTCCATGCGGCCCGTACGCGTGAAGATCTGCGCTTCGCCGATGTTGGCCGCCCAGCGGAAGGACTCGACGTCGGCGCGGAAGAGCAGCCGCGGGTAGAGCGCTTCGTAAAACGTACGCACCAGGGCGTTCTGCTGGATGATATTCGCGAGCTCGGGTCGAAACCCTACGAGTGAAACAGTCATGGGAAAAGGCCTCCGAAAAATCGGTGGGGTTCTTCCCGCCTGTTCGCCCGTTGACCGCTCGGCGTCGCGTGGTGGCGGTGCCGCGAAGTGGTGCGGCTATGTTTGTGTCGCAAGTATGATCAAAAAAAACGGGCCGCGTGAAGGTTTTTCACGCGGCCCGTCTCACCCGTTACCCCAAAGAGCCCACCCAGGGCGCCTCAGCACGCTTGCAGCCTATCAGCGAATGCCCTGCTGCGCCTGGTAGTCCGACCATTCCTGAGCGGTCATCTCGAGACAGTTCTTGCTCGCGGGTGGCGTAGGAGCTGGCGCAGGCGCGGGCGCGCCCGGATTGGTGGGCGGCACTGGCACCGGCACGGTCGGCACGGGCGCGGCGCCCAGCGTGGCGCGGTTCTCGGGCGTGGCTAGCAGCCCGTCCAGCAGCTTCCCAAAGTCGGCGTCCTTGGCCTCGCCGCGCAGGAGAAAGTCGGCGTAATCGACCTGCTTGATCCCGCGCGCAGCGGCCGCAGACAGCAGCGCGCTACGGCGCTCGTGCGCATCCGAGCGTGCAGTCGCCGTGCGGTTCGCAGCCTCTGCCCGCTCAGCGCGCTCTCGCTCGCGCTGCGTCTCGGTCAGGCTGGCCTGACGCGCGGTCTCGGCTTGCCGTTCCATCTCGGTCAGAGCCGCAATGCGGGCCGTCGCTTCCTCGGCCGTCTCGACGCCCAGGTGCCGCTTCAGGATCGTGCGCTCATGTTGGGCGAGCCGCATGGGCAGCCAGTTCGGATCAGTCTGGTCGGTCGGCGCGGGTGCGGGCGGCGCGGGTGCGGGCGGCGCAGGTGCCGGCGCAGGTGCCGGCGCGGGTGCGGGCGCAGGTGCCGGCGCAGGCGGTGTAGGAGCAGGCGCGGGTAGTGTCATGGTGGTTTGTCCTTCGCTGTGATGGGTTCTGGTCGTTGTGCTGCGTAGGTGCGCGGGTGAAAAAACGGGCCCCTCGTTTGCGCCCCTAGGAACGCACCCGAGGGGCCCTCGCTTTTTAGGTCAGCTTTTCGGCGCTCAGGTGAGGTTGGTATCAGCGTTCAGCGCCGTGCCATTGGTCAAGCCAGTCCCGGTGCCGACGCCGGGAAGGGCGATATAGCGGACCGTCGCGCGCGTCACCGCGTCGGCGACCGCAAAGGCGATCTTGGTCTCGTCATTCGTGGCGGTGCCGGCGATTGCCGCCTGACCCGTAGCCGGCGCGCTCGAGCTGCGCTTGATGGGCGTGAGCGCGCCCGTCAGGGTGCCCGTCACGGAAATGGCGCTGATAAGCACCTGGGCGCGGCGCGAGCCGAGCAACGTGCCGAAGTTCGTGGTCACGTCGATCGTCTCTTCGAAGATCAGCAGGTCGCCCTGGTAAGGCACGTAGATCACGGTGCAGGCCGTGATCGCGTCGGCCGCGGCGAACGTGATATCTCCGGCGCCGTTGATGCTGACCTGCCCGGTGGTGGGCGTCGCGTTCGAGCCGACGGCAAGGGGCGTGAGCCAGCCATTGAAAGTGCCCGTCGCATAGATCGCGACGATGCTTGCTGCCTTGGCGTTCTCCGGCAACACCATCTTGTCGCTGGCGACCACGCCGAAGCGCGTGCGCGTGATCGTAGCGAGCTGCTGCCCGATCAGCCCCTCTTTGAGCAGGGCCGGGATCGAGTTGGGGTTGCCGTTGGCGAGAGCCTGACGAACGGTGGTCATGGAAAAGCCTTTCTCGTGCGCGAGCACGATGGGGCCCGCGTGGCGCGAGTCTACGTGTCTTACACGCCCGCTGCCAAGACACTGAGCGCGCTCGAGCCGCTCACCTCAAGGCGCGTCACCGCGTTCGGGTTGCGCCCGAACTGTTGGATCAAGAGCCCAGAGACCGGAACATCAGCCCCCGTTCCCACCTGCGCCGCTACCGTGTCGAGCCCGAGATCGTCCGCCGCCGTGCCCGTAAACACGCTCAGCGAGCCTTGGCTGCCCGTCTTCTTGCCCGAGATCAGCACCTGGCCAAGCGTCGTCACGCTCGCCGGCAGGTAGGCGCAGCCTGCGAGCATGGCCGCGGCGTTGATGCGCGCCGCCACCTTGAGCGCCGAATCGTCGCCCGTCACAAAGGCAACGCTGACCGCGATACCGTCGACCGTGAAGAGCAGCGTCAGGGCATTGAGGCCCGAGATCGGAAAGACGGCGCTCGACGTCGCGCGCGCCGGCACGCCGTTGACGCGCAGCGTGATCGGGGCCTGCGAGCGCAGCGCGAGAAACTCGATCTGCGTGAACGAGCCCGGCGCCAGCAGGTCAGCGAACTCGCCCGGCAGG